GTTCTCTCTGTCTTCGTCTGCGCTCTGCACAAGTATAGCAGGAAATTGTGCATTGGATAGCTTCTCAAAATCAAACGGCTCTCTGGTTACATACTTCACTTTCACGGGTGTTGTTATGCCCTGTAGTGTTTCTACCAAGTTAACCGCGATATCTTCTCTGATGCTCATTTGATGTTCCTAAAGAATACATTTGCAAGCTGTTTTTCTTCTTGCCTGTTAAAGCCAAAGAATGGTCTAGTCTTATCATTCATAGCCGCTTTCTTTGCTTCTTCTGCTCTGGTAAAGAATATCTTAGCCTTTCTCTTATCTGCCTTGCTTGTCATTGAACCAAGCATTCTGCCAGAGAATTGTAAGTCTACATTTTTGCCTCTACCTTTATCTCTTCTAAACTTAGCGTACTTTGCAGAGTAACCTTTGAAAGCACCGCCTTTATAGCCAACACCATCCTCAGTTCTACCCTCAATGATGTTTATGCCCTCTTGGGCTGTTATTGATAGCGCACGTTTCATGCTCTTATCAATATCTTTGCCTGCTTTCTTTAGCCTTTTCTCTACTTGTTTAGCATTGCTAGAAACATCTAAAGTAACATTTCTGCCTTTACCCTTACCGCCACCAAGAACCTTAGCACCTACTGATGCACCGATTCTTGCTATCGCAGGTATTATCTGTATTGGCATTATCTGCTCAATCTACCGCTATGGATAGACTTCTTTTCTTGCTCTGTTACGACACTGTCGTTATCAGCATCGTACTCAATGCCATCTCTTAAAATACTGTCTAGCTCTTCGCCATAACGCGACTTGTAGAAAGTAATCATGCTCTGAAATCTATCGCCATCAACCCAGTTAGTTAACTGGGGCAATGCGTACTTCCACAACACCAAGTAAGATGCACATCTTGTAAACTGTGAGTCTGTCAGGTACGCGCTGTTTAGCTCGCCTGATAATCCTTTCTTGTCCCACCAGTTAATTCTTAATTCTCTTAATATGTCTTCTTGGGCTTTGCCGTGTTCTGTAGTGAATCGGTCAATGCCAAGCTCTAGTATATCTGGAATAAGATTTATTAAATCTAAGTCTGTTGAAAATGCCATTACCACTTCACCTTATCTGCCCAGTAAGCCCCAGACATCTTGCCTTTGGCTATGTTCTTTGCATGGCGCGCTTTAAATGAAGCTCGCTTTGCTTTGTCTGCCGCAGATTCATTCTTTCTAGGCGGCTTGTTATCTGCCCCCTGCTGTCCGAATCTAATCAGCTTAATCTTATCTCCTTCTTTAGCTAATACAGCGTGAGACTTAGTCGCATGACCAGATGTTCTTTTGGGCTTGTTGTAGCCACTGAACCTTTCGCCTCTATATGTAATCGCCATATTAACCTCAGAAAAAGAATAGCCCCCACGTTAGCAGGGGCATTCAGTCTTAAAGTGCCGCATCAGCAGTGATTTTAACACCAAAGCTGTCATCTAACTCACCAACACCATATACAGCAGTAGCGTTTAGCTCGTTAGCACGTAAAGATGCATCACGTTGTACTTCTAGGTTGAAGTCACGCTTGATAGCAATAGCAAGTGCTTCTGGGGCAAATACAGCCGCAACAGCATCATCGCTACCATCAATAGAAACATTAGCTGACTCATAAACATCAATGCCTGCGATAGTGCCAACATAACCGCTACGCATAGCTTCGTTCTGTAAGTCACCGCCATTTGGGTTAGCAAAGGTGTTAGTTAAGTTAGCTTTCAACTGATACGCTTGGAACGGATGCACAACAGCCGCCATAGAGCCAGTTACTTTGTTAGCTCGTAGAGTAGCCGCCGCTTTGAATAGGTCAGCAACAGTAAGTTCAGAACCTGCCGCGCCTAAAGCGCCAGAGAAGCCAGAGAACAAACCGATAAGGTCTTTGTCGATCTTAGTAGCGATAGCGTTACCAAGAACAGTGCCAAGCTCATCAGCAGGGTTGCCTGCGCCCATAGCCGCTAGATCAGTAAGAACAACCTGTGCGCCTACTTCGCCAACTGCTACAGATACAGATGAAGTAGATACTTCAGTTGCACCCATGTCAGTTCCCTCAGTAAGATCACCTGCAGTTACCGCAGGATACTTAGGCACTTGAATAGTTGTGCCTGCTTGGTTGCCAATGTTGTACTGAGTTACAAGACCTAGCATTAGGGATTGCTCTTCAGCAGTGAAACGAGCCTGTGCGATAATGTTAGTAAACAGGTCGTTTAGTGTAGTTGTAGTTGTTTCGTTAGCCATTTTAAAACCTCAATAAATAGAAAGAAAAAATAATTTAGCCTTTCCTCTTCATAGCGGCATAGGCTTCTTTGCCCCCGCTATTCCAATTCTCGACCATCCAATCCACCGATTGAGGCTTCGGAGTAGAG